ATCTGATCTTAAAGCAAACTGACTAAAGTCTGGTAGATTTAAACTAGCTGGATCAAATACTGGTCTTTGTGATATATCATCTATACGTCTATTTATTGACATAAACTGATCTTCATAAGTAGGCAAGCTTCCTAGTTGACCTTGCACCTGTCCTAATTGATTTTGTAATTGGCTGTATTGATTTTGTAAACCTGATATATCAGTAGGTTGGAAACCTTCAAACTGTTCTTGCAAATTATATATTTGATTTTGTATATTGCTTGGATCAAATTGAGGTATGCCTGATATAGCAGCTTGATTAGCAGCTATTTGTGCCTGTAAGTCTGATGCATCAAAACCTGGTCTGCTATATAAATCATCTATTCTTTGATTTATAGACATAAAATCATCTCTAAAATTAGGTTGTTCAAAACCTGCTAGACGTTGATCTATTAAACTTTGTATATCTTCATCTGATCTAGGATTAAAAACAGGAAGCTCTGGTTGGAATCCTTGTAATTGTGCATCTATTAATGCTTGTATTTCTGCATCTGTTCTTCCTCCTCCTTGTGGTAAAGAAGAAAACTGTCCTCTTAGTTCTCCTAACTGACTGTAAATATCAGATGGATCAAATGGATTAGCACCTACTGATGGCTGTGGAATTACATCTGGTAATTTATCATAAGATACAAATTGATTTCTTAATCTATCAACTAATTCATTCTCATTATACGTTGGCGTTGGTAAACCACTTAGTTGTGAAGATATTAATGCATTTATTTCATCATCTGTTCTTGGTGTTACAGTATTAAAACCTTCTGCTGGTACACCTAATGCTTCTACTCTTCTATCTATTTGTTCTTGTATAAGATCGTAAATCCTAGGATCAGTCATAGGATCATAAAGACCTCCTCCTGGTCCTCCTATACTTGGTGGTGGAGTTGGTATTCCAGGGTCTCCAGTTATAGGTCCTACTACAGGTGGTTGTTTACCTGGATCAGGAATAGGTCCTGGTCCACCAGGTTGTGTTATTGGTGGTGGTACTTGTGGTGGTTTAGGTGGATCACTAGGTGGAAACAATGGTCCATCTATAGGATCATCTATTGGCGGTCTAATTGGTGGTACGCTTGGTGGTGGTGTTGGTGGTGTTCCTGGTGGCTGATACTGAGGTATAGACATAAATGGCAGACTTGCCATGTATGGATCAAAACTTGCATAAGGATTTATGTTATATGAAGGATTATATTGTGGTGCATAAAATCCTTGATATGCCATATCAAACGGACTTGTAAATTGATTGTAAGTTGGATTAGTAAATGAAGGAGATATTTGACTTGTTAAATAACCATACTCAGGATTAAGTCCTGGTGTAAAAAATTCTCCTGGTATATTTGGTCTACCTGGAAATCCTAACTGTTGAGATACTGGAGTGTTAACTGGAGGAGTTCCAGCACTTGCACCTGGTCCACCAAAGCCATCTCCTCCTATTATAGGAAAATCACCTAGTCCAAAATCAAAGAAATTTCCATAACCTTGATTATAGCCTTCATTAAAAACATTAGGATTAAATGATTGCATAAACATTAATTGTTCTTGCGAACCTTTAGCTTTAGAAAAATCATCTCGCCATTTCTCTGCTGCCATAGCTTGTGCTTTACCAACTCTATCTGGAAAAGGATTATCTTTTCTATATTGTTCTTCCCAATCTTCCATAGAAGTAAAGCCACCTGTTTGAAAGTTAGCAGGCACTCCACCTATTTGTTGTAAGTTAGCTAGTTGACTTGCTTCAAACTCTTCTTGTAATCTTTTCTTTCTTTCTTCATTTTCTTCTTGGTTCTTTTTTAACATTTCTGCAAAAGCTTCTTGTGATTCAATAACACCTGTACCACCCATACCTACTCCCGCAGGAATATATGCTGCTGGTGCCATAGCTCCAGTAGCTACTGCGGATGCTCCTTGCATAGGAGCAAAGTTTCCTTGTGGATTTGTAAAAGCAGTTTTTAAATTTTGAGCCATAGAAGCATCTTTAGCTGCTTGTGCACCTATTTGTGTAGCACCTGTTCTAGCTGCTTCAATACCAGCTTGTACTGTGTTACTACCTACTTCTTTTGCAACATTTGCTGCAACAGTTGGGTCTGCTAATGCAGTAGGGTCAATAGCAAAACCTCCTCCTGGATTTAATCCTTGAATTGCTGCACTATCTACACCACCTAATGCATTTACTTGTGCTGCATTTGTTGCTGCACTTGTTGCTGCATCTGCTGCTTGTGCTCCTTGAGCAGCAGCACTAGCTCCTTGTGCTAGCTTACCTAGACCATAACCAGTCATACCTGCAAGTATGCCTTTTTTAAGATCACCAGTTTGTGCGTAAGTAACTAATCCTGAACCTAATGCACCACCTGCTAGTGTTCCTAAACCACCTAGCAATCCTGCACTAGCTAAACTACTACCTAAAAGACTTCCCATTAAAGGTGCTAAGAATGGTAGGAAGGCTTCATCCTGCCCTGTCTTAGGGTTTCTAGTTATAGGCAAGCTTTGTCGTAATCCTTTCATTTCTACAGGATTAACGTGCAATAGCATAGAGTCCCCATACCTGCCAGCTTTTGCTACGTTTTCTGCTTGTTGTCTTAAATCCATATTATCTTTCCTCTAATGTTTCGCATCCAAATATATTGAATGCCACGTTAGCACTACTAGCATAAACAGTAACAATATCCGTTTGGTTTAATGTTATACCAATTACAAAAGAAATTGTATCATTTGCTGGTACTGTTTTGTCATATGCAATGTATTGACTTAGCCCTGATATAGCTGCTCCGCCAACTCGTACTGCTATTCTAAAAGTTGCATCTGCTCCAGAAGTTTCTGCAACTGTTATTGAACTTATTGTTGTTTGTGTTTTGTCAGGTACTGTATACAAATCTGTATTGGTTGTTGCCGAAGGATTTGATTGTCCTAATATTTTTAAATTATCTGCCATTTAACAATTATTCTCCTGCCTTTTCGTTTGCTGCTTTCTTAGCATTCTTTACTGTTGTTGTCCAAACTAATGCTGTTATACCTTGAACTTCTGTAGACTCTCCTGATACATCAGTATCTGTATGAGTCCAAGTATCATCATCATTTTTTACAGAGCTTACACAATCTAGTGTGTGTCTATGAAAAGACCTATTAAGTTCTACATTATTTTCTTTAATAACTGTAGCTGTTCTTACTTGTATAGATTTGTATTCTCCTACGATTTCTATTTTGTCTTGTATTATTTCTTTTGTTATTGCCATTACGCTGCCTTATAAGTAAAGTTTAAACGATAATATTCTGCTGTCGTGTTTGGATTATGAGAATCGCCTGTATTTTGATTGTTATGCAAACGAATTGTAGTTCCGCTATTACCAGCTGTAGTTGAAATAGTATTACTAGTAGATGTTATTGCTTGCCCTGTATTAATAAAACTGCTGACCATTCCTGAATGACTAGTAGTAAAAGGTAATCCACCTACTAAATTACTTGAAAAATTAGTGCCTACTCTAAAAGCAATTAACACAGTAACCATGTTGCCAATTTTAGTGTAATGGCAAGTTGGTGTTCCATTAAATGCACCAGTTGAATCACCTGCTGTAGTTAAAGTAAATGTACCTTCTTCATAATCATCAAGTGCATTTGCTGCTGCTGTATCTCCATTAAAAGATATACCACCAGTATTTTGAATACGCAATCTTTCAGTACCATCAACTCTAAAACCTAATATTGAATTACTATTAGCATTATCAGGGTCAGCATCTAAAAATAATTTAGCACTATCCCAAGTAATTCTATGGTCTTGAGAAGAATTATAACCAACTCTTATTTCAGGGTCGGCACTATTATGAATTGTTAAGGGTGCATCTAACGAAGTCGTATTAATTCCTAATCGTCCAGAAGCATCTAGTCTTAATTTTTCTGAACCACCTATAAACCATTTATGTATATTGGCTCCTGCTGCATTTTTAATTATTTGATAATCAGTAGAAACAAAAGTTCCATTTGATTGTCTAGTATTTAAATTAAGTGAACCACCAGCATTTTGTAATTCTATTTTATTATATGTTGAAGTAGCATCTGTATCTTCTACAGTTATTCCTGGACTTGTTGATGCAACAGTAACTCCTCCATCTACTAATGTCATTACATCAGTATTAGTTCCTGCTGTCTTAATTCTAAATCGAATTTCACCATCATTAGAATCGTGGTAAAACATATTGATACCAGTAAAGAAATTATTAGAACTATCTGTGCCATAAATTCTTCCAAGATAATCTCCATTAGACAAAGCTGATGAATTAGAAAATCCTAAATCAGCTCCATTGCTATCTTGTAAACTTAATAAATAATTTGGTGAATTTACACCAATACCAATCGAACCGCCAAGAAACCAAGAACTTCCTGCCGTATCTATTCTTACATCCTCTGTGCCTGTATCAAATAAAGATAGTAAACCTTTATCAAGATTACTTCCTGTTCCTCTTGGTATTATTCTTGCAACATTGTAATCTGCTGATTTTAAAAATATTTCTTTACCATCACCTTGAACATTAACATTACCATCAACAGTTAAACCATCACTTGTAACTGTACCTGTTACATCTATGCCTGTTGAGGTTGTGGCAATTTTGGCTACGTTGTCATAGTAAAGAGTTACTGCACCATTTGAATCTGCTTTTAAATAATTTTCTGATGCTGTATTTTGTAATCTTAAATTATCATGTGCTTGTATATTTAAGTCACCAGCACCTACCTCTTTAATCCAGCTACCGACACCAGCTTCGTGATAAATCTCTAAATCTCCACCTGTACCAAATATGGCTTTCTCATTATCTGGTAATTTAATTCCTGCTAATGCAGTAAGCATCATGCTTATAGAGCCACCATTAAAACAACAATGACTGGCACCCATCAACAAGAAGATATGTCGCTTGACAGCTTTACTGATACCAGACTCTTGCATATCTTTTACATGACCTACTTCTGAATATAAGTCCTGTAAAGCTTGCTCAATAGTTCTTCGGTTTATAGATTCGTTGACAGAATCATACTGTGCTGGTACTAAGGGTAAGGCTTTAACTGTTTTCTCTGCCATTATCTTTTACCATCAGGTCTGATATCTAATCTTAAATCTCCTAGCCTCCATCCGTAATCACTAGAAGTATTAGATATTTTTAAACTAGCTTGTCTGCTTCTAGTTCTGGTATTTATAAATGTGGATTCTGGAGTGATATCAAATGAACCTAAAAGTTGTTTAGCTTGCAATGGATAATCTCTACCATCAATCCTGAATGTAACTGTATTTGATGAACCGCTTTGATCTCTAAATTCTATATCTGGTATTAGTTTAGATATAGCTACATAATCTTCTCCGTCTGGATCAAGATCAAAGTCACTAGATTCTATGAATGCACTAAAGCTTGTACCATCTGCTGCGTGAGCTATCTCATGGTTATATAAGTAGTTTAGATTAGTATCATCTAGTTTACCTGTAGCAAGAGGATATATTCTTGTTGGTGCTTCATTCCATGATGTTCTAGTAAAGCCATCAGCATTAGTGCCAATAGTCCATGTTTGTTCAAGGTAATTGTATATAACGTACTTATCTACCTCTTCTGATCCTTCTGAACAATAGAACCATATTACTTCGTTAAACTCTGGATTACTTCCGCCAAAAACTTTGTATGTTTGATTATAGTTAAAGTCTCCAAAGATATGATCTAATACTGTACATGGCAATCTTTGAGCAGCACCTGTATAGGTATAGAAAGCTCCACGATCCATAAAGAATACTTTGTTATCTGCTACGATAGCTGCGTTAGGAGATATCATGGATACACCAGATGCAACTTCATTGAAGCTAAATATAAATGGTGCACCTACAAATCGCATAGATATAAGTCCTGCATCTGTAAAGATAATTATTTCTTGTCTTGTTCTAACTGCACCTACAATCGTACTTCCTAACGATAGTCTTACACCACCTGCTGAATTAGTAGCTGTTGGTGTCCAATCTATATTAGATTCAGAAGTAGAAAATCTTACAAGTAGTGGGTCTAGTTCTGTTGAACCTATAGGATTACAACCAAATGCGATAACGTGTCTATCAATATCAGACATCATTATCTGTAAAACTTTTGTTGGTGGATTACTTGCTCCACCTATTGATGCAGCTTCTACAGCTCTTGTTGTTACGCCTAATGATTCATCCCATACATAATAACTACCAAGTCTTACTGCTGCTAATGTATCATCTCCAAAGTTATCTAAGCTCCAAAGTCTTAACTGATTTGTTGCATCAATAACAGATGTTGTACCCCAAGAACCTGAACCCCAGCTTCCTGATCCCCAACCTGATGAGGGAACGTATGTGTCTAGCCCTGTGTTTATTTGATATTCTGCTGTTACCGAACCACCACCATTACCTGTGTCTGATCCGTTTGCTGCTTTTGGTGTTCCTGGATATCCTGAACCTGCAACCTTTGCAGTAATCTTATAAGTGTTTACATCTACAATTTCATCTATCTGATACTCTTGATTAAGAACTGTACCGAATATAACACCACCTAATGTTACCGCACCTGAGTATGTTACAAAGTCTCCAGCTACTGCTTCATGTCCTGCATCTGTTACTGTAAGTGTTGTATCTCCTGCAACTGCTGCAAAAGTAGCAGCGTTAGTTGTGGTCTTTCTTATAGGTGTAATATCGTAGTAAGTATTACCTTCTTGTATATATAACTTTTGGTGTGTACCTAAAACAGTATAGTTTGTTTGCCCTATATCTCTATAGGTATGTATCTTTCTGCAAGTGCCAATAAAAGCATCAGATGATTGTTTTTCCCAACCACCTATTCTTTCTGGTCTACCTTTTCTAAATCTGACTTTATCAGCATCAAACCAACCACCCTCGTTAGAGTAGTTAGTTCCTTCTTTTACAATGCCTGGTCTAAATACATACTTTGCAAGTCGTCCCATTAAATGTTACTCCAATCTTCTCCCTGCCATAGTGTTGCTTCTGCTTCACGTCTACGGACTAAACCTTTTTTAACTTCGCCACCAGCTTTATTCCAACGCTTCATTTGATTAGGTACAGTATGGTAGTCTCCTGCATTAAGCAGTTTTAACATAGTAGATGCGTTAAGGTTTGCTGGACCTAAGTTATATGTCCATGATACTAAGGCATCATATTGATTTTGTTCTAATTTTACTTTAACAGCTTTGTCTACATAAGCTTCGTATTCTTCAAGCTCTTCGTCCAACCATGCATCTGCTTCTTCTTGTGTACAAGTATCTCCCATTTTAACATCCTTGGTTCTACCCCATGCTATTGTAGGAACTCCTGCTGCACATAAATATGCTTCTAGTTTACAGCCTTCAAATTTCTTAATTAGACTTTTTCCCTCTTCCGATATCTTCATCTTCGTTCTCCTGTTTATCAAGCTCCCTATAATATTCAATAATTGAAAGAACTTGTTTAATATCCCTTTTTTGTTCTGCTGTGTTGACTGATAAGTTTTCATAATCTTTTGTACTCAATGCGTAGTAAGCTTGTCTAGGTGCGTTACCTTCTTCTACTAATTTTAAATATTCTGCCATTAACTCTGGTGTAAGAACTTCCCAATCAATGTCTACTAACTGTAACTCCATTGGTAATGGTGGATGATATAAAGGTGCTGGCTTTGCAATAGTCATTACTTCAACAGGTTTTGTTTGACTTGGTATCATTGAACAGCCTGTAACTAAACTAAACAATAATAAATATTTACTGGTTAATATTAGTTTCTTCATTCTTTTCCTCAAATTGATCTGGATCAGTTAAAGCTATAAGTTCTTCTTTGACTTTTTTAGTTCCTTTATTTACTATCTTTTCAATAAGTTTTGGTTTTGACAATGCTAAATTATCTAGGTCATGTTTTGC